AGCTGGTATGGCATTAGGTGGCTACTTACAATCTGATAGAAATTTTAAAACTAATATTAAACATATTGATACTATTAAAGGTATTAAGATTTATAGCTTTAACTATATCTGGTCTTACATTAAATCTATTGGTGTTATGGCTCAAGACCTACTTGAAATGCCAGAGTATAAAGATGCTGTTCATTTAACAAATTATGGTTATGTAGTAGACTACAGTAAACTACCTATCTAATATAAAAGGATAATATTATGGAAAGTGCATGGGACCTATTTTTACAAGGATTTCAAACAGGACAAAGTCTTGTAGAAAAATCTCAAGCTAAAAAGAGCCAGCAAGAAATGTTAGCTCTTATGAAAGCAGCTAATACAGGAGATACAACTCAACCTCCTACATCTGATTCAGGTACACCTCCAGCAAGTACAGTTTATACTCCTGCTGGACAACCTTCAGATCAAGCTAAACCTACAGATCAAACTCAAGCTAAACCTGTTCCAGGTGGTACTGACTTTTGGAAAGGACAAGCTCCTACTGATGCTCAAAGAACAGATATGGCTGCTGGTAAGGATTTAACTCAAGGTATGTCTCCAACAATGGCACCTCAAGTTCAACCTACACAACAAGCAACTACTCCTCATGAAGATTGGTTAAATGCACATCAAAAGGTACAAGACTATTCTACACAGATTGCTTCTATTGATAAAAAACTTACTTTAGCTTCTACTATACAAAGTAAAGCAAATACTTTAGATCAATTTAACTTTGCTGATAAACTTAAAAAGGATGCTCTAACTGAAAAGACAAGTCTTTTAAATCAACAAAAAGAACAACAATCTATTATTGAAAAACAAAATGAACAATATGCTGGTATATTAACTAACATTAATAGCCAACAAGATTTAAACATTGCTAAGATGCAATTACAAAAGAATGGAGTACAATTACCTGCTTCTATTCAAGTACCTCGTATGAATCCAGATGGCACTCCTATTTTAATGCAAAATGGTCAACCAGTTATGGATCAACTTCGTACTGATGTTTACTCACCTCAACTTAAACAATATGCCAATTCATTAGGTATGAGTTTACTTGATGCTAATAAGCAAATGACACTTAGAAATCAAATGTCAGAAATTCAAGCAAGAAGTGATAAGCAAGGTCAAACTGTTGCTGGTACTTCTATTGGTACAAATGATCCTACTGTATTTAAAGGATTATCTGGTGCTGAAATTACTCCTAGAGATGACAAAGAAAAACGTCTCATTGCTAACTTAAATCAACCAGTAACTAAACCTGCCGCTTACCAAGTAGGTAGAAATTCTGCTGTATCTACAATGGCTGAGGAAATTGCGTCATTTTCAGAAACTATTTCTAAATCTGTAAAAAATAGTGGTTTAAGTGAAGCTGGTATGTTTGGCGGATTAAAAGATAACACATGGGTATCAGCTATTGGTAAACGAGTTGGTATTAAGATTACTGATCCTGATAAGCAATCATATAGTGCTATCATGAAACCTTTATCTCGTATGGCTTCTACGCTTGAAACAGCTGGTTATGGTCAAGGAGGTGGTGCAGCTCAAATTGAAGCTCTTAATCAATCTATTACTGCTCAACCAGGTCAAGATGAATTAACTAAACTTCAGAAGATTGGTGAAGCAGCTAACATTGTTAAAGCAGGTCTTATGGGTGCTTCTGAAAATACTTCATTTAATCCAGCTCAACGAGAAGGTATTGCTAGAGCTTACCAAGATTGGAATAAACTTATTCCATTTAATCAAAATGATGTACAAGATTTTAAAGAGTATGCTAAAGAAAATCATGAAAGAGCTAATCTTAAAAACTTTCAAGAATGGCTTGGTACTTCAGGTAGATCTTTTGCTGAAAAAACTCCTAGTACAACTACAGCAACCCCAGCTTCTGCTAAACCAGAGGCTACTTCAACTAAAGCAGGTGATTACAGTAGTTTGTGGAGATAATAATGGCTGATACCACTTTTGATACTTATGTACCAGAAAACTTATTCCAAGCAGTAGTTAGTAAAGAGTCTAAGGGTCAACAATATGATCCCTCTGGTGAAATATTAACTTCACCTAAGGGTGCTGAAGGTGCTACTCAAATTATGCCTTCTACTCAAAAGGATCCTGGATTTGGTGTTACTCCTATGAAGGATAAGTCACCTCAAGAATTTATGAGGGTTGGTAAAGAATATCTATCAGCTATGTATCATAAGTATGGTGGTGATGTTACTAAAACAGCTGCTGCTTATAATGCAGGTCCTGGTACAGTAGATAAGCTTATTGAAAAGCACGGAGATCAATGGACTGAGCATCTTCCTAATGAAACTAAAGATTATGTAAACACTATTCAATCTGAATATAAACCTACTCCTAAATGGTCTGAAGTTTCTCAAAAAGAACAGTTTAAAGCTCTTCCTCCTGAAGAACAAGAGAAAGCTCGTCAACAATATTTTAATGATGTTGTAGCTCCTCGTATTAAAGATCAAAGTCAAATTGAAAATGTTAAAAAACAGTTTGATGCTGATACTACTGGTCAACCTTCTACTCCTACTCAAGTATCCACAGCTACTACTAAGAAACCTGCTGGTGCTTTAGAAACAGCTACTAAATTTATTCAAAAGGCTACAGAGGGTTATGCTAAAGGAGCTGAAAAACTTGGTTTAGGTAAAGTAGGTGAATATCTTACTAAAGAAGGTGAACAAAGAGAATTTAGCTTTACACCAGTTGGTGTAGGTGCAGCTATTAATACAGGTATTGCTTATGCTTTAGCTCCTGAGACAGGTGGACTATCTCTATTAGGTGCTGGAGCTCTTGGAGCTTTATCTTCAGCTGCTGGTGAGTTTGTAAGATCATCTGGAGGTTCAGAAGGTGAAGCTATCACTACTGAATTACTCACTGGTGGTGGATATAGTGCTATTAAAAAATTAGCATCAACTCCTGTTGGTGCCCTTACAATGCCTGGATGGGTTAAGTTTGCTTCTAAATTCTTCCCTGAATCTTCAACTGAAATTAAAGCAACTCTTGCAGCTAAAGAAGCTATGTTTGGTGATGAAGTTCTTAAAGGTATGGGTTCTATAGCTCATTCAGAAGAAGCTCGTAGAAAGCTTACTACAGAAGCTACTACTCTTGGTATGCAACTTGATCCTGCTAAAAAAGTATCTGAAAGTGTAGTACAAAACATCTATAAAGATACTCAAGGTCTTACTATAAACTTTACTGATCTTTCTAAACAACTAACAGCTTCAGGTGCTAAACCAGAAGAGATTGCTAATATTAAAAGAGTATTAGAGAATCGTGCTAAACCTCAATTAGCTGAAAAAGCTAATGCTGATATTGTTAACTATATGAAACATGGTGGTCCTTTCAATCCTAAAGCTAATAGAGTAACTGACCAAGTTCTTAGCTCAGATACTAGACAAGCTTTTGAGAATTACATGAAAGAAAAACTCCCTAAGTTTGAATATAAGAATCCTGAAACAGGTGAAATATCTCAAATAAGTAAGTATGACTATTTTGATAAAGCTGTTAACAAAGAAAAAGTTGCAGAAGGTCTTGATAGTATTCCTACATTAGTACAACATGGTTTTGAGAATAGAGCTGTATATGGTGCTGATGCTAAGATGGGTTTAGAGAGTGCTATAAGAAACATTATTCAAAGCCCTACTGGTAAAGAAGATTTAACAAAAGCCGTTAATACTCATTTTATGAATCTTGTTGATGAAACTAAACCAAGCACTCTTAATCCAGATAAGATCATTAAAGAATGGCAAAGATTAGGTCCTATCTTAAAGAAGACAGGTGCTATGGATCAAACTCAACTTACAAGTATTTATGATACTATTAAATCTTTACCTGCATCTATTGCTAAAGAAAAGAAATCAGTTCTTATTAAAAACATTATTTCTAACGGGTTAGCTCCAGTTATTGCTGGTCAAGCTTCTAAACCATTTATATCTCAAGGACAAGAATGAAAGTATTATTAATTGACCCAGCTGGTGCCTTTGTAGACTTTGGTATTAAATGCCAAAATGCAAGGCATGAAGTAAAACAATGGATAAGAAAAGTACCAGGTCATGATGACTCTAAAATAGGTCAAGGACTTGTTCCTAGAATCTATAACTGGCGTTTGTATATGGACTGGGCAGATATCATTGTCCTATCAGATAATGCTTATGAGAACCGTGATTTAGAGAAATACTTTAAACAAGGCTATCCTATTCTAGGTGCTAATGACTTAATGTCAGATCTAGAACTTAATCGTGGATTTGGTCAAGATATATTAGAAAAAGCTGGTCTAGACATTATACCATCTATGACTTTCAAAGACTATAATGAAGCTATAGATCATGTTAAGAACAACCCTGTTCGTTATGTATCTAAACCTTCTGGTGATGCTGACAAAGCTTTAAGTTATGTTTCTAAATCTGCTGCTGATATGATATTCATGTTAGAGAGATGGAAATCTAAGGGTAAAGTTAAGATGCCATTCATCTTACAAGAGTTTGTCCCTGGTATTGAAGTTGCAGTGGGTTCATGGATTGGTAAAGGTGGATTCTCTAAACACATTACAGAGAACTTTGAGTTTAAGAAATTAATGCCTGGTAATTTCGGTGTTAACACTGGTGAAATGGGTACTGTTCTTAAATATGTTAAAGAATCTAACCTATTCAAAGAAACATTAGGTAAACTAGAAGATTATTTATGCTATAACAACTATCATGGTTATGTAGACCTTGCATTTATTATTGATGATACAGGTAGCCCTAGACCACTAGAATGGACTGTAAGACCAGGTTGGCCTTTATTTAATATTCAGTCAGCTTTACATAAGGGTGATCCAGTAGAATGGATGTTAGACCTTATTAATGGTAAAGATACATTGAAAGTAATGGATAAACATGCTGTGGGTGTTGTAGCAGCTATTCCTGACTTCCCATTTACTAAATCAACAGGACGTGATCCTTCAGGATATCCTATCTATGGTTTAGAAGAAGTTATGGATGATGTTCATTTATGTGAAGTTATGGTGGGTAAAGCACCTGTTATGAAAGAGGATAAAATAGTTGAAGAAGAACATATTGTCAGTGCTGGTGATTATATACTTGTCGCTACGGGTACTGGGTCTGATATTTGTAGTGCTGCTAGAAAAGCTTATGAAGTCATTGACCAAATAAATGTTCCGAATAGTTTAATTGTTCGTGATGACATTGGTGAAAGACTTGAAAAAGAACTTCCTAAATTACAGAAATATGGTTATTGCACAGACTTTAAATACGAATGACAACTCCTAGTATAACCCCTATACCATTACTTCCAGTATCAGATGTTCATCAATGGAGAGAATGGTTCTACCAAGTATCTCAACTTACTGGTACTCATAACTCACTTGTAGGATTACAAGGTGGTAATTCGTCTACTGGTGAATACTATCATGTGACAGCTACTGAACATAGCTATTTATCTAATTATACACTTCCTGTTCAAACTATTACTGTAGGTGCTAGTCCTTTTACTTATCAGAATACTACTAATGGTAATGCTGATGTTATTATCAATGGTGGTACTGTATCCTTAGTAAACTTTTCTAGAGATAATAGTAATTTCTATACAACAGCAACTGCAACTAACACTATACTAAGACTTAGCCCTAATGATTATGTTCAAGTAACATATAGTGCAGCTCCAACTATGGTACTCGTTCCCCGATGAAAACTTCTGAAACTGGTATTGCTTTAATTAAAGCTTTTGAAGGTTTTAGTGCTACTCCTTATAAAGATGTAGCAGGACTATTAACTATTGGGTATGGTCATCTAATATTACCAGGTGAAGTATTTGGTGCTATTAGTTCTATGGAAGCTGATCTTCTTATGAGAAAAGATGTAGCAGAAAAAGCAGAACGCTTTGTAAATGATTTAGTTGAAGTACCTTTAAAACAAAATGAGTTTGATGCTTTAGTATCATTCACATTTAATGTAGGAGGTGCTAACTTTAAGAAATCAACTCTATTGAAAGTGTTGAACGAAGGTAAAAAAGAAAACGTCCCTCAAGAACTGCTGAAGTGGGATTTTGCTGGCGGGCACCAATCCGATGCAATTCTCAAGAGACGTCAAAAAGAGGCAAGGCTCTTTAGTTTGAATTAGCCTTTAATGTAGGCTAGAACATCATCAAATGATGTAAACACACTAATGGTTTGTTCAGGACGTTCTTGACCAAATGCTGTCTTTTGAACATTAACTACAAAACCATTGTCTACCTTATTAATTACGATTGATGCAAAGTTCATACTTTCTCCTTTTCTAGTTTAACGAAATTACTAATCTTATAATGAATAGTTCAATTGTCAAATAGTTCTTGTTTTCACCATTTTCAAAAACCTCTGACGAATTGACTAATTCAAATCCTAGACCTACTCCACAAATAGGGTGACAAGTGATGTGCATTATATCTCACATACTCCTGCTACACAGGCTAGGGTCTGTGCTCCCTCTGTATTATCATCCTTCTCTACCAGTTCTTCCCAATTGATATCACCTGGCATTTTAGATGCTAATTCTTTATATTGCTCTTCTGTTATATCCTCATAAGGAGCTTGTTGATATGTATGGTTTGAATGAGGAAGGAATGAGATTCCTGATACTTCATCAAAATGTCTCCATACCCATGCACCTACATCAGGCCATTCACAATCCTTAACAGTGATAGTTACTGAAGGTTTATGTTCACACCAATATCTTTGATATTCTAACCACAACTTTAATTGCTCTAAGGCAGTCATATCATTTCTAGTGATAGCTCCCTTAGGTGCTTTCATCGGAAACGAGAAAACAGCTGTCGAATCTGGCCTAAATACTTCATCTTCCACTGGAAAGCCTTTTTCCTTGAGGAACGAGTATACAGGATCCTTTTTATCAATTCGTACCCTTCTAATATAATGAGCATTGTGTCTAGCATGAATGCCACTAGCACTGTCCACCAACTGGCTGACTGTACCTGAAGGCTTAACACAAGTGATAGAAGCAGAAGGAGCAACACCAAGTTTTTTAGAAAGTTCTTCGTTTGTTTTTCTCGCTGCATCTCTTAACCTTTCTAACATTCTAGGATCAGGTTTACTTGTTAACTTACAATCCATGATACCTGTTAATGAAACTCCTAATAATCTTTCTTCTTCAGTATTCTTTTTCCATTCCTCACTTAGAAATTGGAAGCTGGTGAGAGTGGACTGAATTGTACCGAGTATTGTAGCGAGGGACACTTTATGAGCCAAGGTAGATTCGGTATCGTCCCCCCGTACAACCACTTCCGTAAGATTGCAGAATTGTTTATCACGGAGGATAATTTCTGAGCATGGATTGGTGCCATAGCTGAGAAGCGGATCTCGTCTCCCCCATTTTCCTGCTTGAGCCTGAGAAGCAACACGATTAAAGATTCCTCGTTCACCTGATTTTGACTTAACCAAAGCGAGCCATTCTTCCATGAAAGTTTCAGAATCGGGTCTTTCGGTGTAGGCCACACTGTTGTTGGCAAGTCCTCGGTAAGGGTAATCGTTATACCAGGCTCCTGATTTTGCATCTCGCATCCTTTTATCTGTTAAGTTACTCAAAGAGATTAGAGCAGATCGTCTTACACCACCTACTACAACAATCTCACCAATCATACACATAATATCGTGTACTTCTAAACTGTTTAGTTTTCTTCCTGCTGATCCTTTAGCCGTGTGTATTGTGAACTCAAACAACTTACGCAATGGGTCTGGTCCAGAAGCTCTGCCACCAAAGGTTTTAAGTCTCGCACCAGATGGTCGAACCCGTGAGTAGTCAATCTTAGGAACATCTCCCTCCCACAAAGAGGACAATAGTTTTTTGAATGCTTTTGCCCATCCGAGTTTAGAGTCTCCAACCACGATGACATCATCTACCTCCTTAAATGTAGCAGGTAATGGAGGAAGCTTATCAATCTCTTGTCTCTCACAAGAGAATCCTACACCAGTACCATTCATTAAAATATAAAGAGCTTCTGAGAATGCTCTCTTGTTATTGATAGCTAGATAAGAACAGTTGTATGCTGATATGTTATCTCTATCACATGCTTCACCTGCGGTCATTAATAGACGCATTGAAGGCATCACTTCTAGATTCGTAATAGCATCTTGAAGTTGTTTATATGTAGCATCATCTACTTTACCATCTGTTTTAGTCTTTAAATAAGAGATTAAACGTGCAACTGTTTCTTCCCAAGACTCTCGTCTACCTTGTTCTTCAATATAACGAGCATATCTGCTTTTATGGATAAACTTACTGTAGTTCGTCAATTTCGTAGTCATTTTCTATCTCTTTCATTAGTTTATCATAGTTATCTTCAATAAAGTCTTCAAACCTATTTACTAGATCATAAGAGTTAATACTAAGTAATTCTAAAAGAGTGATCTCATCTAATCTTTCAGCTAATCTCTCTTTTAATTCTTCTAAGGTCAACATCTTATGTTCCATCTTTCTTTAAGTAATCAGGTATACCACCCTTATTTTCATCAAACAATGGCTTGACAACAAGACCCTCTAGCATAGCCACTCTTTCGTAAGCACTATCCATAGAAGGAGCTTCATCCACCCATTCTCTTTCATCTTCCGTTAGTTTTCGCATTTTTAGATTCCAATTCTATAAGTAATTCGGCAAAGTGAATAATCTTTTCTAAATCTTTAATACCACCTTTATCTTTCCAGCGAGTAGCATACTTAATAATGCAACCTTCAATAAAAGGTACTTTATTAGCATGGTTATATTCTGCTGGTTGTATTACTAACTTTTTGTAATGATCTCCATCTACCTGTTTACTTAATGCACTCATACTATTATTATACCATCCTTTTTAAACATTTACAAGCTTTAATGAGCCTTTTTCTTTAAGATTCTTATTATCTCTAAACCAATTACCACAGGCTCTACATTGATAGCGTTGGTATTTACCAGCAGATGTCAAATTATAGCCTCGTCTTTGGAAGTTCTTAGAAGAACAAGTAGGACAGCATAAGTCAGTACCTTCAACTAGGTTACGGTTAAGATGATTCTTGATCCATGGCTTAAATCGTTCATACACCTTCTCTAAGAGGATTACATCATTCTTATTGTATTCCTCCATCAACTTCCATGCTTTTGGAATACCTGCCATACATTGAACCCATAACTCATGACCACTATGTTCTGTTTTCTTACCCAAACCTAATGACTGTGCTACATAGTCTAGCTTGTTAGATACAAACCTAAATCTACCTTTAGCTACAGTCAATAAGTCAATCTCTTTAAACGGTGCTGGAGGAAACATACCATGTAATAGAAACTCTTTATTAAGACTTGGTATGTCAAAGCGTTTACCATTGTAGTGTATTACTGCATCAGCTTCGTCTAGAAGCTTATGGATGCCAGCTAACATCTTCTTATCACCACTCTTCTTAACAGAGTCAAACATCATCTTCTTATCACCTAGCCATTTAGCGGCATAGCACATAACATAAGATGACTCTTGTAACTGATTGATGCCAATGTTCTGATCCCAAATACCCCAAACATGTGCAACATTAGGAGCCATTTCAATATCTAATAATAATATTTTACTCATTCTATCTCCTATTTAAAGTATGGACCGACCATCCATGTTACTACTGTATATCTCATACCTTTTGTTACGGGTTCTACACCATGAAGCATAAAAGAAGGAAATACAATTATATCACCTTTAGCTTGTGGTGGGTATATCTTATCATGACCATTCATAATATAAAACTTACCACCTTCAAAGTCATCATTAAGAATAGCTAGTGCTGTAAGCTTACGAGTTTCTGTTCCATGTTGATGAAATGTATCTACATGAGCTTCGTACTTACCATTGACATCATACATAAGAAACTCTGTTTGATTAGAATGTGTTACATCAAACTTCCAAAAAGCATGGTTCATATTTAAAGCACAAGACGTTAAAGTAGCACCTATACCTTGGTTCATAGGTAATGGAAGTCTTAATACATTACGAATGTTAAGGTTGATATTCTTTTCAGGGTCTCTACCTTCACCAATAAATGGTTGTTCTTTTTCTACTTCAGGTTTAGAATACTCTTCAATTAACTTATCACAGAAAGCATTTGATACTGCCTTTTGCATAACATAAGCTACATCTAATTGAGGGTTTTGAGCTACAGGTTCACATATTGTTTTACTGATACCTAATGATTCTCGCTTGTCATACTTCCATTCAGCATGAGGACCATCTTGATCTACATAGTGTAAGAATACTTGTGCTTGCCATTTACCTTCAGTATAAGGTTCACGCCAATGGTATTTATCCATACCACGATACATTACAGCATCACCAACTTCCATTTTAATCTCAGAAGCACCTGACTTATCTTCTGCATCACCCATATATATAGGCCATACATCACCTTCAAATCCTAAGGTTAAAGTAGCACTGATTTCACAAGCAGGACGATCACGGTGTACTTTTAATTCTTCACCTTGAGTATCATATAATCTAGCATATGAATAAGTAGGGAATAAACGTAGGCCACTAGCCTTCTCAAAGTAAGGTGTTAAGTATTCAAGTAGTCTATCAAAGGCTTCAGCACCATGTACTGCTTCAGATAAAGGACATTGAGGATCATTGACTGTTTTGTTCTCTGCAACAAGTCTTTTAAGTTCTGTAGTAAGTTCTTCACAAGTATGTTTAGGCAAGAAGTCTTTTAGATGCACATACCCATTGTCTTTAAATAGCTCAACTGTGTTCATTTTTAATCCTATCTAATACTTCCTGTTTAGTATTATTATTGTAATCATACCACTCTGTTATCTCTCTAGTAGTTCTTTTACAACCTTTACATATACCTTCAATCAGAGTACATACACCAATGCAAGGACTCTCTACTTCTTTTTGCTTACCAAAAACTCTTTCCCAGCCTTCTTCAAACATTTCAGAGTTTGGTTTAGATTTAATCCAATCACCTGTTATATCATTCTTACTCATGTGATAATTCTCTCATTCTTTTTAATAGTTTACTTAATGGTTGTGATTTCATAGCTCTCACACATGAAATGTATATAGGATTAAATTGACGACCAGAATCTGTTTCTTCTACTAAGTCTAAATAATCATCAAATAATTCTTTTACTAGAAGTTTTAATTCATTATTACTACTCATGCTTTAATAAATTCCTCATCTGGTATCTGACTTAATAGATCCATCTCTGCTTCTTTATTCTGTCTAATTATTGCTATAGTTCCTACAAGATAGTCAAGTGCAATGTTTACAAAGAAATTAGCCTCTTCTTCATTAACTTCCAGTACAAGATCAAACTTGTCGCTTTCTACTTTTTTTAGGCTTTTTACTTGCACTAGTTCTCTCTTTCTTTTCTGTTAATGTTTTTGACGAGTGACACGTTTTGCAGAGGACTTGTAAATTTTCTTTATCGCAATAGAGCCTGTCGATGAAAACATCCCAGGTCTTAAATCCTTGCTTAGAGTCCACCACAGGTTCAATATGGTCAACTTGAACTTCCTTAGCAGGGAAGTCTTCTTTACAGAGATTGCATGTGTAGTGCATTGCAATTCGTTTAGTTTTAACATTTTCTTTCTTTCCCGCTTGTGCTTCTTTGAGTGTTTCATACTTGGGAGGCCACCTCCGATAGCCACTTCTTAATACAGATGTTATAAATGATTTCTTACGTCCTTCAGTCCAGTCCATTATTTATACTTTAATCGTTCATCAAGCATTGCATCTGCTATCTGATACCACTCTTCAGCTTTATATTGTGCTTCATTTTTAATACCATCAAAGCCTTCTTTAGTTAAAAGAGCATGCATAGCTTCTAATGCAAAATAGTCCCTAAGGTTCATACCTGTGTAAACATTCTTTTTACTATCTTGACATGGAAATGCTGGTGAATTACCTTTACTCATTATTTACCCTCCACAATGAAGGTACCTGATACTCTAACATTAGTACCTTGTTTATCTACAAAGGCAGCTACGGGTCCATTGTATTCAATTAAGTTTGTAGTATTCCATGTTTTAATAACATGACCATCATTAGCATATAGTGTAACAGTTCTATCTAATAAACCTGTACTAGATTTAACATCATTTACTACATTGTCTACTTCACCACAGCCTGCTAATAATAAAACTGATATAAATAATAATACTTTATTCATTTAGTAACCTTTCATAATGTTTAGTCCAGTCATCATCTAGACTTCTTAAAATCCATAGACAACGGCCATTCATTAATAGCCAATCATCATTGTTATACTTCTCACGAACTACATCAAACATCTCTTTTTCTGTTTCACAGAACATAAGAGCTTTATTAGCTTTTACAGGACCAATACCCTCAATACCTTTAATATGGTCTGAACTATCTCCTGTTAGAAGCTGTGCATAGAATCTTCGTAGTCCCTCAATCTCTTCAATTGTGTGAAACTCTTTTTTAACAAAATTGTAGTGTTTGCCTCTAACTTGAAGCAAATCCTTATCAATAGAACATATAATAGAATCATCAGTTTGATGAATGGCAAGGTAATCATCCGCTTCCATCCCATCAGCTTCCACTGCACTCCAGTCATTGATTAAATAATCCTTTAAAAATGTTAAATGTTTAGGAGGAGGTGTTTTGCGATTAGCTTTATATTCAGGATAAATCTTTTTACGGAAGTTATCTTTAGATGTTAAGAATATTTTATACTCATCAGCATCTACCTCAGCCAAACATTGTTCTATCATTTCATTGATACGATAGATAGCAATTCCATCAGGATCATTCTCAGTAGTACAAGCTACTCGGAATGCAAATATATCACCATCTAATAACGCTATCATAGACTTCCTTTTACTGGAGGTTGTAATGGTTCTTTAGTGCCTTTAGGGTCTAATAGAAACGCATTAGCAGGAATCTTTGTTTGATCTCCATGATACCATTGAATGATGATGTCTTCACCTTCACCTCTGTAACAACCAATAAGTCTTTCTCCGTCATCTCTTGTAGCAATTGCTGAGTATGGAAATAAATCTTTAACACCAGGAATCATGCAATCAATATTAGAAATTGTTAAGACAACTCTAGGATTGAATTTATAGTGTAAAAATTTATCTCCATCTTTAGCTAGAAGACTGGATAATACAAGTCCAATCCAAAATAAATTTAAGGTTAAAATTATTCCTAATGCAACTCGTATTACCCAAACTTCTTTCATTTAAAACTCCTTATGAAGGTGTGTCCGAAGACTCATTACCAAAGACATAGTTTTCTAGTTGTTTAGCAACTGATAAAACATTGTCAACTTTTACATCATTACCATTGGATTTAAGTAATTCAATGGCACTTGAGATTGAGCTTTGACGAACAATATAAACTTGTCGTTTAGCTCTTTCATCAGGTGTCTCATAATTACTTCCTGTTACTTTTCCACCACTAGCTGCTGGTTTAGAAGTAGCCACAGGTTCTGTACCATCAGACTTCTGTACAGCTTTCCATTGCCAATAGCCTTGATCGTCTTTTACAGCTTCAACATTAAGAATGTCACCTTTAGCAAACTCCTGAATAGCCTTAAAGACTGTAGGGTTACTAAAAGACATAAGTTTTTTACCTTGAATCTGTCCTTGCTCGTTCTTGTAACTTACTTCAATTGCTTGATACTGACCCTTAGCCGTTTTAGTGACTTGAGGGGTTGAAACATCTACTAATGTAATTAACATAATTTCTCCTTTTTCTATACTACTATATAATATTATACCATAAATCTACAAAATGTCAACCATCCCACCTTGTTTTAAAATGCCACCATTTCTTTCTTAACCTTTTCATTTCTAAGTCTAATCTTTTTCTTCTATCAGAAGATCTAAGTTTAAACCATCTTCTTAATAATAGTTTTCCACCTACTCTTTTAGCTCCGTAGACTATCATTCGTAACCCTTTTTTTTAATTTATATTCCAAGTCATATTGTTCTCTTTTTAGATACATTTGTTCTTGTTTAAAGAACATTTCCAAGCATATTTAAATCTTTCCCACCATGATAACTTGTCTATATTATCATTTACCATGTTTTTTAATGCTTGATTTATACCTGCTTGCATAAGTATTCTACGACCCTCTTGATTAGTATCTACTGTAATATCCCAAGTATCACCAGAATCTTTAACATTTAATACTTTTAATTTTGCTTTTTTAGCCATTTTTATCTCCTTTATCCTTATTCATTGTATGAATATGTTTTTCTTTTGATATGGTAAAGATTTCAATCGGTATATCTTTTCTTTTATAAGCATTATCACGACCTAACTTATAGCCCGCTACCCATGCTTGCCACATTTTTTCATCGTCGTATTTAAGTTCACACATACTAGGGCTTTGTAAAAATACTCTTTCATACCACCATGTAAACTCTTCGTTTAATTCAGGTTTCATTTCTTTAGGTTGTGGTTTAATGCGGTATTCCCAATGAGTTGCATCCCAAATTGGAGTTTCAACATATTGCCATTCTTCATTTTCATCAGATAACCATTTAGCTTCAATCTTTTTACCTTCAGCCCATGCTTTTATTTCTTTATGCCATTTATGTTGTTTCATAACATGCTCCTTACCTTTTTAAATACTTCTCGTCTATCACTAAATTTAACTTTGCTTTCTATTGGCATCACCCTGTGGAATATTATTGGCCGCAGCTATGGCCATGGTGTCAATACATTGTTCTAATTTTAATGGTGGCCAGCCGTACTTAGGCACACAGACGCAGTTCCAGATGGCATACTCGAACATGGCGTTCCATGCTTGGATTTTGCCACCGTTGTTTACGTGGTCTAATAGTTTGGATAAGAAATG